GTGAGACCTATAAGAAATTTTATCACTGGCAATAGAGATTTTCAAGTAAATGATAATATAGATGCCCAGTTAGTAGATGACGTAAATGAGGATGTTGACAATGGGTAGTTACAGTAAATTTGAAAATAATTTTCGTAAGTATGCTGGTCATGCAGACCAATCAAAAGCTCCCAAAGTAATGATAAAAGAAAAAAAAATAACAGAAAAATGGAAAAAAAACATTATAGACTGGACTACATATTATCGAAGAAACATCCATAGGTTTGTTCAGCATTATTTTGGAGTACAGTTATATTTGTATCAAATCTTATGGTTGTATTTTATGAGTATTTCTGAAACATTTATAACTATTGCTAGTAGAGCAAGTGCTAAATCTTGGCTTATTGCATTATTTGCATTAGCTAGGGGAGTTTTATATCCTAATAGTGAAATTGTAGTGGTAGCATCTACTCAAAAACAGGCCGCTATAATTTTTGGGAAAATTGCTCGTTTGAGAGATGACCATTCTAATATAGCTAGAGAAATAAAAGAATATACAGATTCGCAAAATAAATGCGTGTGTGTTTTGCAGAATGGAACTACTATAAAAGTTGTTGCTTGTAGTGAAACAGGGAGAGGCGAGAGAAGCACCTTTACCATTGGTGAAGAATTTCGCATAATGGATAAGCAAAAATTTGATAGTATAGTGAAACCTTTTGCGTATGCTAGACAGACACCATATTTGAAAAATCCAAAATATAGCCATTTAATAGAAGAACCTAGGCAAATATTAATTTCTTCTGCTTATCATAAGGGGTTATGGTGGTATCAGGAAACTATAGCTACTATAAAAATGATGCTAGAAGGGATAAGTGCTGGCTTTATTGCTTTTGATTATTTGATAGCAATAAAACATGGAATAAAAACTAAAAAGCAAATTCAAAAAGAACGAGCTACTATGGATGAAATAACTTTTATGGAGGAATATGAGAATATTCCTTTTGGTGAAAATAGTAATTCTTATTTTAAATTAGATATGTTTAGGAAGAATAGGAATATAAAGAAGGCGTTTTATCCATTAAGAAATGATATATTAGATAAAAAAAAGAATCCTTATAATATAAAAAGAGTTGACGGTGAAATTAGATTAGTATCAGTAGATATAGCGACTAGAAAAGGAAATGTGAATGATAATACAATTATTTCTTGTATTAGGTTAATTCCTACCGCCAAAGGATTTTTAAGAGAAGTAGTATATTTAGAAAGTCACCAAGGAGAACATACAGGGAAACAAGCATTAAGAATAAAACAAATTTATTATGATTTTGAATCTGATTATATTGTACTTGATCTTCAAAATACGGGCATAGCAATATTTGAGCAATTAGCTATTGTAACAAAGGATGAAGAACGAGGAATTGAATATCCCCCTCTTACAGTGTATGAACATAAATCTTTATCTAAAGATTTACTTGAAGAATTAAAAGAGAAAACATTAGGTGTAAATGCAATCCCAGTTATTTATCCTATATTAGCTAGTTCTAAATTAAATAGTGATATTGCGGTTGATTTTAGAGATAAATTGCAACGTGGTATGATTAATTTTCTTGTCAATGATAATGAAGCTGAAGCATATTTAATTAAAAATAATAAAGAATATTCGGAATCTATGGATGTATATTTAAAAACGTGGTATATAGAACCATATATACAGACAGAGTTATTGGTTAATGAAACTATCAACTTAGAGTACAGTATTGTAGGTGGAAATATAAAATTAGAAGCAGTTGGAACAGCTAGAAAAGATAGATATACAAGTTGTTCTTATGGAAATTATTTTGCTTCCATATTAGAGAGAGATTTAATAAAACCAACAAATAATAATTTAAATATACAAAATATGTTTAGATTTCGTCAACCCCAATTAAGGAAACGGTAAAGGTGGTGAGAAAGTAAAAAGTGACAGAGACTAAAGTTGAAACTATAGTAATTAATAAAAAACAAGAAAATAAACAGATTGACTTTGAAAAGTTAATGTTTGCAAATTTAGCAAAGTTAATTCGTAGAGATTTAAATGATAATAAACAAGCAAACTCAACTTTTAATAGAAAATTTAAAAAAACAGATGTAATGGATTGGTTAGAAAATCCTTTAAGATATGAAAAAAAGTTAAGGGATTTATCTAGGTTTTTATTACATAGCTCATCTCATTACAAAAGGATTATTGATTATTTCGCCACAATTCCAACATTTGATTATGTGGTTAATATGTATAATCAGACTGATTATAGTATAAAGAATAAAGATATTGTTTTGAAAAAATACATAGAAACAATTAATCTATTGGAAATAATGAATATAAAACATGAATTTTTAAGATTACTTTCAAGGGCATGGGTCGATGATGTTGTTTATGGATATGAATATTCAACAAAGAACTCATATTTTATAGATATATTAGACCCTGATTATTGTGCAATAAGCTCAATTGAGGATGGTGCGCTAAATTATTCCTTTAATTTTCAATACTTTGATAAAAATCCAGAGCAGTTAGAAAGATTTTCTGATGAATTTCAGCAAAAATATAAATTATATAAACAAAGTTCTAAAAAATACAAGTGGCAAGAACTTGATTCTAAGAAAACTATATGTATAAAAATATCTGATACAGATTATTCTATTCCGCCACTAGCTGGTATTTTTGAAGAAATATATTCTCTATATGATTATAAAGACCTTCAATTATCAAAGACGGAATTGGAAAATTATTTACTTTTAATTGCTAAAATGCCTTATCAGAAAGATACTAGTAAGGAAAATGCTTTTGCTCTTAGTTTAGATAAAGCTATTGAATTTTATGAGTTAATGCAAAATAACTTACATCCAGGAATTGGGAGCGTTTTATCGCCATTTGATTCTATCGAGCCAGTTAATTTAAAAAAGAAAGAAGGCGATTTAGATACAGTAACACTTGCTGAAAATTCTCTTTATAATGCTGCTGGTATTCCTAAGACAATTTTTAATAGTGATAAAGCTACTGGTGCGGCATTAACCAAAGCTATTATTAATGATGAAGCAATGGTATTTAAAATTGTTCGCCAGTTTGAAAGATGGTTGAACCGTAAGCTAAAAGATGAAATAAAGAAAGTGAATTTTAAAGTTACTTTCTTAGATATTACTAAATATAACAGGGATGAAGTAATAAATTCATATAAAGAAGCCACTACATTAGGTGTGCCATGCAAACTTTTGTATTGTGCATCTTTAGGGATGACTCCTTCTGATGTGATGAATTCATTAATATTGGAGAATGATGTGCTTAATATAACTGATAATTTTATTCCATTACAATCAAGTCATACAATGAGTAGTAGAGATGGGGGAGGAAGACCAAAGAAGTCTGAAGGGGAATTACAGCCAAGTTCAGAGGGAACTATTGAGAGAGATGATAATAATCCTGATAATAGGAAATAGATTTGGGGGGATAATTTTGTGAAATTCATACATTGTTTTAGTCCTGAATTGAAAAATAAATTAATACAAAGTGGGTTTAAATTAATTAGCGAAAATGATAATTTATCAATATTTGAAAATAATGCTAAATTAACTTTTGACTTTAACCAATTAGATAGAAATCAATTTATGTTTAGTAACACATTATTCATTTAAGAAAGGTGGTGAATTATTTGGACATAGAAGACCTTAAATATCTGTCCCTTGCTACTACATATGAAATTGATGATTCTTTTGATTCTGAAAAATTTATAAAAATGCGTTTGAGAGTATGTCATGATGGTGTCAATCCCAATAAATCTTTTTTTAAAGTAGAAGGTATGGAAGAAGCTAAGGATTCAATAAAAAATATTCCTATATTAGCTAATGTGATTTTTGATGAAGATGGTAATCCACAATTCGGGGGGCATGATTTTGATATTGAAGAAGATAAAACTAAAGAAGGCGAATATAGGATTATTTATAAAGAAACTCCTATTGGAGTAGTACCAGAAAATTGCAATCATGAAATTAAAGAGTTTAATGGGAAAAATTATACTTATTGCGATGCATATGTATGGAAAGATTATTCCAATTATGCCCAAGACATTATTGAAAGAGATAAAGATATTAAATTATCAATGGAAATCTTAGTGGATGGATATTCCTATGATGCAAAAGAGAAAGTGTTTAATATTACCGATTATAGATATAAAGGCATTACTTTCTTAAATAAAAATTATGGTACTGGAATGGAAAATGCTTTAGCCACAACTGAAACTTTCAGTGAAGATTCAAAAGAAAAGTTGATTATAATGATGGAAGAGTTAAAAGAAGCTCTTGCAAATTATAATATAAAAACAAACGAAAAAGGAGGTAGTGGCGTGGATGAAAAAGTAGTTGAATTGCTTAAAGAATACAATCTAACACAAGATAATATGCCTTTTAGTGTTGAAGGATTATCTTTTGAAGACATTAAATCTAAATTAGAAGAATTGTATAGCAAAGAAAGCAATTCTGATGAAAACAAGAAACCAGAAAAATTTGTAAAATCATTTGAACTTTCACACGAAGAAATAAGATACGCATTATATCAATTATTATCTCCTATTGAATCGGAAGATAATGAATGGTATTTCATTGACAGAGTTTACGATGACAAATTTGAATATGAAAATTGGGATGGAACAAAAATATATCGTCAAGCCTACAAGAAGGACGGAGATAATGTATCTTTTGAAGGTGAAAGAATTCAACTTTTCCAAGAGAGATTAACAAAAGAAGAAAAAGAAGCCCTTGATAAAATGAGAAGTAATTATTCTCAACTTGAAGCAGAAGTAGTTTCACTCAAAGAATTCAAATCTATCAAACTAGCCGAAGAACGCAAGCAAGCAGAAGAAGAAATTTTCTCAAGGTTTATAGAACTAGAAGGCATTGAAGAGTTTGAATTATTAAAACAAAAAGCATCTGAGTTTACCTTAGAGCAACTTGAAAAAGAGATTGCTTTTATTATTGTCAAAAATAATGTTAGTTTCAAATTTTCAGAGAAGTCTAGTAAGAATGATAAAGTGAAACTTGGGTTTTCTAAGAAGAACGAAGAATCAGTTGGTAAATATGATGATTTGTTTGAAAAATATAAAAACAAAAAATAATTATTGAAAATTAAAGGAGGAATTTGAAATATGGCAAAATATGGCGTTATTCGTACTGACAGAGTGATGGCTACAAAAACTGGTGCTATTAAAAGTGGGAGGTATTATGTCGGAACAACCGCTACTCAAATTGAGAACGGTAACTTAGTTAAGTTAGACAGCCTTGTTGATGGGGAAAGAGAAGTTTGGAAGGTTGTTGCGCCTGGGGCTGTGACTGCTTCTGATTTATATGTGGTCGCAAGTCCTGAATTAATTTACAGCGAGGAGTCAACTGCTGGTGGTGCATTAGACCAATTCGTAAACGAAGCTGGTGCAAACATTACTTTGCTTAAACTTGAAGTGGGAGATGCCATTAGTATTTCTGATGAATGCATTACACCTATTGATGATACAGATGATATTCCAGCCGTAGGTTCTTATGTAACACCTTCTGATACAGGTACTAAATGGACAGAAGTAGCTTCAATTGATAAAAATGAAGTTTTCTATGGCAAAATTATAGCTAGAGAATTATATAAGAAAGACACATATTTGAACGTAATCGAAATGGTTAAAGTTCACTAATACAAAATTATAATATAAAGGAGTGATAAATAAGATGAGTGATAAAGTAAAATTAGTACAACTAGCAAAAGATATTTATAGGAATAGATTTAACCATCAGAATTATTCTACAAGTGATGCTTCTGATGTTTTGCGGAATGCCCTTATTGAAATTAATGGTGGTACTAAATTAGATTTCAAATCTTTCCGTAGAAATAAAGTAGAGATGTTTGAAATTATCGAAGAAATTTTAGAGAATACTGTTCTTGAAGGATTGCCTGATGATAATTTCTTCCAGCAATTTGTTGAGTATAAGAACTTAGCATTGGGAGATAAGAATAGCTTTTATATCCCTGATAGAACAAATCTTGTCGTATCTGAAATTGCAGACGGCACAAGTGCTTTAAGACGGCAGAGAATAGACAGGGGAACAGAAGTTAGTATTACTACCTCTTGGAAAGGTATTAAGATTTATGAACATCTATCTCTTTTGCTTTCTGGTCGTGTAGATTTTGGCGAAATGATCGAGAAACTGGAAGAAGCATTCAGATTAAAGATTAATGATGATGTATATGACGCTTTTATTGGCTCATTTGATAGTCTGCCTACTGGATTTACTACTAGTGGTTCGTTTGACGAAGATGCATTGCTTGACCTCGTTGAACACGTTGAAGCCGCTTCTGGTAAACAAGCTATCATTGCTGGTACTAGAAAAGCATTACGGAAGGTTACTACGGCAATCGTTTCGCCTACTGCTCAAGAAGATATTTATAAGATGGGCTACTTTGGTTCGTTCAACGGTACTCCGATGGTTAGAATTAAACAAGTTCATACTGCTGGAACTTACAACTTCAAACTGTCTGAGAATGACATTTATGTAGTCACGACTGACGAAAAACCCGTTAAATTTGTAACGGAAGGTGAAGTGAGAATCCTGCAAGGTAACGAGCTTAATAATGCTGATCTTACTCAAGATTACTTCTCCGCTACTAAATATGGTACTGGTGTAGTAATTACTGACCTGTATGGGAAATATCAGATTTCTGCTTAATGTGTGGGGAGCTAGTCTCCCCTATTAAATTTATACAATAAAGGGGATTGGTTTATGGCTGGAAGAGGGAATCCTAATTTTGGGAAAAAGAAAGTTAATGAAATAAAACAAGTTGATAAAATTGAGCAAATTGATGAAATTGAGCAAGTTGATGAAATAAAACAAGTTGATGAAATTGAGCAAGTTGTTTCAAAACCAGTGGAGACAAAAGAGCCGTGGAAACCTGACTTGAATCGTATGATTTGTGTGAAGAATATTTCTCAAAGTAAATTAATTTACAAGAGTAAGCGTCAAATTGGTTATACGATTGAATGGGATAAAACTGGCGATATAAACTACATGGAATTAGGTGAATTTATCAATTTGCGAAATTCTGATAGAAGGTTTGTAACCGAACCGTGGATTAGGATTGTAGAAGACGATGAAGTTGAAATATTAAAATATGCTAATGTTTATCAATATTACAGGGGACTTCTTGAAGTAGATAACACTAAGGATATTTTAAGTTTGAACTTTGAATCTTTCAAAAGAAAATTTGATAATCTACCTAAAGCAATAAAGGAAACAGTTGCAAAACAAGCGGCTGAAATGCTCAAGAATGGTGAATTGGATTCTATTAAAATTAAAAATTATATTGAAGAAAAATTGGATATTGATTTAGACATACTTATAAAATAAAGGGGGTGATACGATTGGGTACACCCTTTTCTGAAATTGACGATATGTTTTTAAGTGATATTCAGGATGATACAATCTTGCAATATGCGGAAGATGAGAGAATAGAAATATTGAATAATTTGAGAAGAAAAGCTATTTCTAGGTTTAAGTGTTGTAAGTCTGATTTAAATGATAGAGATGAAACTTTTGGTGAGTTTAATGTTGATTTAACCGATGAAGAAAAGTTAATATTAGCAACTATAATGCGGAAGTATTGGTTGAATGATAAAATATATAATTTAAATTTATTAAAACAAAGATTATCTACCAAAGATTGGAAATTCACATCCCAAGCGGAACATTTATTAAGATTGACTGTATTAGCACAGGAATTAGAAAAAGAAATAACATCAATGATTATGCAATATTCGGTATATAATTACGAAGTTAAGAA